GTTTACCGCCTGCATTCACCCATACATCAAACTGATCTGCTGCACCACGAATATCATGAGCATTCAGCTTTTTAACTAAAGTTGATTGACTAAAAGCACTAGCCCCAATGTTGTAAGCAAGTGAAACTAAGGCATCGAACTGATTTTGATTAAGCGGTCTATTCACTGCACTATTTACAGCGGCTTCAAACTTCTTTAAATCATGCGCCATGTATGTCTTAGCTTGTGCTTCCGTGCAGGTATCACCTTTTTTAACTTTACTTCCATTTGGATAAACTGTGGTACCGAAACCAATCGTCCACACTCCCACCCCATCATCATAGGCAGTAAGCCGCTTTCCCTCAAAACTACAGATGAGATCTACACCAAAAGGACTAATGGTCATTTGGTCGATCGCAATACCCAACATATCAGCCACTGATACATCTGTAGCTGTGGCAATCACTTGATTCGCAGCATCAACCTGTTTTTGAGTAAGTGTTCCGCCGCTGATCTTTCTTAAAAAATCATATATCTGTTTCATTTTTCACTTACTCACTTAAACATTGCTTTAAAAGCCGAACGAATTTCAAAAATTAACTCACCAATGGTTTTACCACGTAATAGTTGGATTGCTTGATACCAGATGCCAATTAACAACATTCCAAAAATCGCAAAGATTAGCATCACAAAACCTTGCGTCATATGCGAATAGATATGCCAACCATAATATTCAATAAATGCTGAGCCACCATATAGACTAATTGCCACACTAAATGTGAACTTCATGATCACACCCATCGTGATTTTAATCCGTCCTTCAGTATCGATATCACCACTTAATGTAAGGGCAAAAATTGCCCCAACCACTGCTGCAATAATTTTGAAAAGCCATGGTAGGCCCTTGATGCTTAATGGGTCATTCATAGACCACTCCTAATTTTTGGCAATAAAAAAGCACCTGATAAGGTGCTTAATGAATTATAAAATTTCGTATTTTAACGCCAGCCCCAGATATTCCACTCGTAACATTACCAAGATTAATTACACCATCCGATGGGTTTCGATTTGAAATATTTGTGGCGGCATTTGAATATTGCAGAACATTATTCACATACATCGTGTATTTATGATCTGCTGTTTTTATACAGCGCACATGATGCCAATTGTCTTTAGTCATTACATCTGACATTAAGCCGTTTGCTCCATAGTTACCTATGCCAAAACGGCCATTTTCATAAGCTCCAGATCCAGTATCGCCATAATAAATCAGGGTCCCGCCAAGAACCCATTCCTGATATTTATTGCTGACTATTGATTTATATGCATTTGATACTGTTGAGTCGATATAAGCATCAAACTCTACATCCCAAGCACCTGACCAATTGAATATCTCATTTGACTTCAAGAATGATGCTGCACTTGTTTGCTGGATTTCGTTATTTGCATGTATAAGTGTTACATCACTTTGCGACCAAGTTAGGGGTAAAGTCCCATAGCTATTCAATAAATTTGAACTAGTCACATTTAATTGAACTCTGTAAATTCGATCCTGAGCAACCACAATTATTTCATCGCTGATTTTCAAAATGCCATTTTTTGAAGAACCAACACGGACATAATAGGTTTTGCCCACCTCGACATCAGTATCAATATATGACCGAGCTTCGCCATCTAGGATAACTTTAGGCGCAGGTAAATTTTCAGAATCTATTGGTGTCTCGGAACAGTAATAGCGTTGTTCATCGACAAACCCATCTAAGCTCCAATTCAGTTCTAAGCGATTAGTCATTTTTAAACTCAACTGTTAAATCGTAAGGCGCACTAAAGAATTGTGATAATTCGACTGTATGAGTAAATGGATTTAAACATTCATAACCATCTCGAATGGTTTTAAGCACAATCTCAACAGTACGGGTATCTGCTTGCATTGCTGAAATGGCAAACGTGTATGATGTTGAGCCCGTAACATTCGCATTATTTGTAGCAAGTTCAACTTGATCTTCATCAAACTGTGTAATTGTTAAATGCGTTTGTGTGCCTGATTCAATAGCTACACCACCATCAAACCAACCTAAAATACTGCCACCCGTTTGCTGTATCCTATTACGATCCACCCAAGTTAGGACTAGATCTGTTTCAATTTCGGTTGGCCAGTACACATCGTTAATTTTTACATTCGCAGGTGGATAAGGACGAATAGCACGTGCTTGGATTTCGACTTGCTGTGCATCCACATCATCCAGACTTAGAATTCCACTTGGTGTGGTGGTCAGGGTTTTTACGTTGATGATTTCGCCTGTGACATATTCAGTTGGATCTACCGTAATAAAATCATCTGCAAAATACAGCACACTGCCAGCCAAGTGATTTTGAGGAATCGAATCGAGCGCACCACGTTTTACCGTGAGAAGCGCCATTTCCTCATCATAAGCTTGGTACACCATAATCTCGTTATTTATGGTGATCTCCGTACCGATACTGACCATATCAATATCACCAGCCTGTTTTACGATGAATGCAGTGTCTGTTTTCGAAATACTCTGATCCAGCTCAGCTGTTTCACTATATGCAATTGCGCCTGCCCGCTCATAATCATTGCCCGTATCCGTATACATCAAAGCATTCAATGAATTGGTTTGTGGCCGCTTAGCAATCACCGCTGCATAACCTGCATCAGGGTTATAAGCTAAAGCTTCATCCACAGCTTTCTGCCCATTCAATTGAACGGCCTCTAAATACGACAACTCAAATGCTTTAAACAACGCAGGTTGTGGAGGTTTGGGTGTCATGTCTACAGGGGTATCAATCACAATGCTTGAAGACAGATCACTTGAATAAGGCACGACCTCTACAAAATCAATCGATACATCTGTACCCGTGCCTAAGTTGATTTTCATGATTCTGACTAGAATGGTACCTGCCCATTTTCTTGGCCATTCCAATTTAAGTAAGTCGTAACGGTTCCATTTTCGCGCTTCATAGAAACCCGTGGTAAGGGTGCCTTGCCAAACCGGTGTAGACATTTGTTTCAACTTCCACTGTGCCACCACAGCAGCATTACGCTGATTCATAAAGTACGGAAACTTTACCTCGTCAGCATTTTCATGACCTTTCAAGTTCCGAATCGCAGCATTTTCCGCAACTGAGAATGACGAATTTTTAATAACATCTCGGTTGTAATAACTGACATTCAGCTTATTGATTAACTCATCTGCAGAAGTTGCACCATCCAGATTCATATTCTTGATTTTATTCACTGGCAAAGTTTGAATTTCATCTTCATCAAACCAGTCATCACGAAATAAAACCATTTCATATAAACCTGTTTGGCGGTTCATACGGATGCCCGCTTCAATATGCCCACAAATTTCATTGATCGCCTCAAGACATGATTTCTCTGTCACTGACCATGAGATCCCGAGTTTTTCTTGATGAAGTACATCTGCAGCTTTTGTAAAATTCGTATCATTCACATCAGATTCAGGCTTATTCATTGCTGTGTCATCAGTGAGAATTTCTCGAATTTTATGAATAGGGTTGATATCCGCATATAGGGCTGAACCACCAACACTTTCATAACTTAAAGAGACCCCGAAGTATGAGGGATTGCCAGATGGTACAGAATCTACGGCCGCACAATATATTAAATTCCGACCCTCTTGTATTTTTGAGTTTTCAAGTAAAACCGTGGATGTTCCTGACTGAGTAAACTCTGCAATAAACTCTCCATTAAAATAAAGCACCCCGCCATCATCATGGTAAACAGTCACATTCAAATCACCAAAAAGGGTGCTATTCTCGACATTAATCCACTCTCGTATCATCAATCCCCGCCCAGGCATGGGCAAGACCTGAGTGTTGTCAGAAGCATTATTGCCGAACGGTGCTTGAGATGTTGACCAATTACTGTCGTCAAAGTTTCTTGAGGCATAAGCAGCTAATTGTGAGAGTGCTGAAAACCCATCGTAATAATTAAACTTATAACTCGAATCATAAAAACTGCTGATTGATAAGGGGTTTATCTCCGCCTTTTCATCATACCACTGTGGCCGACCATCATTACGAACATGGATGCGCATGGGCCAAAGTAACATTTCTTTCATGTAGCCTGAGTTGCCATGATAAAACGAGCCGTTATAGTGCTTAGATGAACCCTGTGTAAATTGACCCACCCCTCCGCTTGTTGCAGGCTTTTTTCCAAGACCACGAAACAACAAGTAAGACTGAAAGGGATAACCTGACACCCTTGGAAAGTCAGCGCTATAAGTGGTATTAGGCAATTGATCTGCGGTGCCTGTATGAATATCGATAAACCCAGCAACGCCGCCCTCTTTATCCCCGTATAAATTTGGACTTTCTATACGGAGGAAGGTTTCATCATTATCCGGTTTAAAAATCCAGCCGCGATTATCAAAGTTAATCCCAATCAACTTCTCAATTGGATTACCAATAAACGTGGTAAGTTTGGCGAAGTATCTTTGACCAATTGTTTGCTTACTGCTTCCGCCCATTTTTTACATACTCCACAACTTGCTGCGCCATGGCATCATGTGCTTGCTCAACAATTTCGATATCGATGCCGTTTTCAAGAAAGGCTGTCCAATCCCAACCTTCAGATAAAAAAAATGCCCGCGATCCGCGAGCACACATTCCTGCTTTTCGTATATCTGACATGTAAATTTTCACTTGCCACCTTTCTGTTTGATATCTGTCGTTGCATGTCCCCAAATATGGGTGATGTTCCCATACATGTGTGGGCTACCTGCTACGTCTGAGAAAGAAACGCCTTCATCTGCAATCGTTCCATCAAGCTGATTGGCAGTTTGCTGGTTTTTCTTTTGGGCTTTGCGCATGGCGTAATAGCTGTAAGCCATTGTGACGACCATCAGCGCAAGCATGGCGTAAATCACCCAAGGTGCAATAACCATTTGACACCTCGCTTACTTAATCAATTGGGTAAAAATTGGGTTGCTGTTCGGGATGAATTGATGCCCGGAATAACGGGCCCAATTGTTAAACTTTTCATCACACATTTTTTTAGATTGGTCGCAACCCGGTACAACTGAGAAAACATCACCCACCGCTAAACCCATATGTTGACGATACAGCGTAAAGCTATTATTCGTGGTACTAGTCGTGATTAAGGTATGTACACCACCTTTCAGCATCAACCCCAAATTCAGCCATTGATCCGGATAACTCTTTGTTTCCATGATCGGGTCTCCATTTTCAAAAGTTGGGTTGCCCTGATCATCTAAAACAGGATTTCCCTCTTCATCTAATACTGGGACCTGCTCAAACATTGGATTGCCTTCTGCATCTAAAACCTGAGTGGGCACCACATTGAAAGAAACCTTTAAGCCATCGATCGCAGTCACTTCAACCTCAAATGACCAATCTTCAAACTTGAGCCCGCACCAGCGGTCATAGATTGAGTTTGGGCAAGAGTACTGAAACTTGCGCGTCAAAATATTACGGTTTAAATACGACTCTCCCGTTTCACACACCAAGGTCAGCGTGTCTGCATCTTCATCATATTTTGGCTGCGTCACACGGCCTTTATGCAGAACCAGTGTTTCGCCCTGGTAAAGTTCAAGGATGGTAATGGTCACACCACCATAGAATATCTTGCCTGCAAAGATAGCAGCCAAATCTTCACCCTCAGCATTAAATAAATGCATTTGTGGGAACGTTACTTCGGTATCACATTTATCAATACTTTCATCTTCAATAGCGGTGCGTTGTAGGCCACGAACTGGTAAATATTCAATACTGTTATGAACCACAGCTTTACGTGCACTGGTAAAGTTCCAAACTTTATCCCCATGCTTAAGCTGATACAGCTCGGATCTGTTTCTCATGATGATAGTTCCACAATAGGCACGGTCACTTGTGTAATCTGTGCACCTAAAAACTGAAATTCGATTTGATCTGCATCAAAACGGTGTAGACCCAAATAGCAAATGGTTTGGATGTCGTTGCGGTGTGCATTAATTGCAGGTGACACCGTTAAAGAGCCACCCGTTTTGGCCGTAATTTCATGCGCGGTCCACATTCCGTTTTTACGCTTTACCGCAATATGCTTACGATCAGCCTCAAGCAAATACCTGGTGTTTGTGCTGAGTAAAGTCGTAATATTTCCAGTGTTTAAAATATTGAGATGCCTCTCATACAAAGGCATCCAAAAAGCTTGATAACGGCCCATGCGTCGAAATAAGAATCGGCGGTATTCGCTATATAGATCCCATCCCTTCAACACAGACTTAAATGGTTTTAAGTAGCGTGGTTTCTTCCAATGGGTGAATTGTTGAAATCCTCCCACATCGGCATCCACAATGTTTTGGTGCTGCGTCAATGTCATTTCTAAAGCGCTGCCATCCAAAAGCAATGGTTTGAAATA